AAATTCTGTAGTTAGAATAACGGAGGCAATTAAAGATGTTGTGCTTCATGGTTTTTCGGTCTGCTTTAAGCCGGCTGGTTTAACGTTTAGAGTAAAGAAAAAATCAAAGAGTGCAATTGTTCAAAGGATTAAATTATTAGATTTTTTTGAAAGAAATGGAATTGAAAAGACAGAAAAAATAATACTTTATAAGCGGGTATCGCATGATTATAAAACCCAGGAAGATACCCCAAATGAGACATTGTGGTTGCCTGGGACAATAGTTGAACACCCGGCCTGGGACCCAAAAAGAAAAGAATGTGGTAAGGGAAAATTCCACGCAGTATCACGACCGTATTTTGCCGATGAATTTAGGAACGGGGAAAATGACAGATATATAGCAATAGATATTGAGCACAAAGACCTGTTTGAGTGGAAAAACAACCCCAAATATCCCCACAAGATAGGATTTCGCAGGGGGCGTGTATTATATGACGTAGATAAATTCGGGAAGAAAATAAATAGTAATGTGAAGGGAGGAGGAAGAGATTATGGCTAGAAGAAAAATACTAATTAATACACAAAAAAAACTAGACGCCCTGAAAGAGGTTCGGGTCAATGAAGAGGTAGTGATTGAAGGCGAGTTGAATTTAACGAAGTGCGTTCCGGTTTTTGGTGTATTGCGAATTATGGGTAGGTTAAATTTTGGTTTCAAGCGTAGAGGCTAGGGAAAATTCAAGCGTAGAGGCTTGGGGAAATTCAAGCGTAGAGGCTTGGGGGAGTTCGAGCGTAGAGGCTGGGGAAAATTCACGCGTAGTTGCCCGGGGAAATTCAAGCGTAGAGGCCAGGGGAAATTCAAGCATATTTGCCTGGGGAAACTCAAGCGTAGTTGCTTGGGAAAATTCACACATATTTGCTTGGGAAAATTCACGCGTAGAGGCTAGGGAAAATTCACACATATTTGCTCGGGAAAATTCACGCGTAGAGGCTTGGGGAAATTCAAGCGTAGAGGCTAGGGAAAATTCAAGCGTAGAGGCTTGGGAAAATTCACGCGTAGAGGCCTGGGGGAGTTCGAGCGTAGTTGCCCGGGAAAATTCAAGCATAGAGGCTAGGGAAAATTCTGTAGTTAGAATAACGGAGGCAATTAAAGATGTTGTGCTTCATGGTTTTTCGGTCTGCTTTAAGCCGGCTGATTTAACGTTTAGAGTAAAGAAAAAATCAAAGAGTGCAATTGTTCAAAGGATTAAATTATTAACTAAGGGCAGGGAATTACGATCTAAAAAGGCTTTTTAAGAAAAACAAATTTTAGGAGGACACAATGAAAAAGTTCTGGATGGTAATAGGGGAATACTCAGCCACAACAAGCAAGAGGCACGAAACATTAGAGTCTGCAAACACAGAGGCAGAGCGGTTAAGTGCTTGTGAGCACAAGAGATTTTATATTTTAGAGGCAACCTCATTTTGTGAACCGGAAAAACCTGCTATAGTCTGGCAGAATCTTTAGGGAGGATAGATGTCTAAAAACGAAGACCAATATAGGCTTTTATGGACAAAGGTTTCTACCTCAAAATACCGACATCCTGGGATGTTTTGAGTAATGTTAAAAAATCAAAGAGAAAAGCACCGGACGAGAAACCCGCAGAAATAAGGGGGACATATCGAACTGTTGTTATAGATCCCCCTTAAAAGATAATGCGTGGGGATATTGATTATACATTTTATGGGTTTGCAGATGAATGGGATGAAACCATTATAGCATATATTGTGGGTGATTTAAAAATTTTCAGAGAAACATTCTGGTTTAAAGAAAAAAGGAAAGATATTAAGTATGGTCAAAAAAACAACAAAGACAGCTCGTCTGATTTTTATTGGTTTGACTGGCGGACATTGCCGAAAGAGTTTTTAATAGCAGGCAAAGGGAACTTATTTGAATAGGAGAGAGGATAAATGGCAAAAGAAAATCTAACGATAGATGAACTAAGGGCAGGGAATTACGATCTAAAAAGGCTAATTAAATTCATAAAGAACAGTGATTATAAGTCCCCAACTTTCCCTTTTTATGTCAATGATTGGATTTCTGATGAAAAAATTTTCCTTTTTTCTCCTGCAGAAGAAGGTGGTTTTCTCCGGCTTTTATGCTTTTCTTGGTCAAATGATGACTGTGGTTTAGAGGACAATGATGCTGAATTAACACAACTTTCTAAGTTGAACGGTGACTTGAACAAAAGCTTAACAAAAGTCAAACAAAGGTTTAGCAAAATAGGAACTAGGCTGTTCAATGTGAAGCTAGTATTGATTAGAGCAGAGATGATTATAAATCATAATAACCGTTCAGTTGCAGGGGTGAGGTCAGGAAGGGTTAGGAAACTCAAGCGGTTAGCCAATGAACAGACGTTGAACAAAAGGGGAACAAAAGCTCAACCTTCTTCTTCTTCTTCATCTTCTTATTCTAAAGAACATATTACTTCGGGCAAGGAATGCCCGAAGAAGCGGAAAGATTTTGTATTCCCGAAAGCTGATTACGATAAGGTCATCAAGGAATATGAACAGTTGAAAAACATAAAGCATCAGGGTGATGAATATAAACCAGTTCAACAGGCAATTAAAACTATGTTTAAAAGCGGTAGGACAGTTGCGGATATTATCACCTGCATGAGATGGTTTGGGGGAAGCCGAGAAGAATGGACAAATAACTGGACAATCAACACAGTCAAAAAGAAAATGGCGGAGTTTAAGGGCGGTTCGTTAGAAGGCAGGGAAAAGCAAGATGATGAAGTTCAGAAATGGTTAAAGGGGGGATAAAATAAATTAAAGCAGAGCCTGCAAAAAATTATTAATCAAAACGAAACTGAAATCTTAGTTGAAAGGAAAAGGAGATGAAAAGGCAAGAACTTGTTGAACGCTTAATAAATATTCGCAACTGGAAGGAAATCACATCAAAAGACCTGCAGGAGTATTGTAAACACTTTGCGGATACATCGGAAGACCTGCGCAGGAAAGTATTAACAGAAAGAACGATGGAGTTAATGGGTGTTGCGCTTAAACACCATATCGACAATGCAGCAACACTATTAGCACAAGGACACTCTACAATGTATCACAACGGAATGTTGTTAATCCCAAAACAGAAAGATGAAACATTAAGAAAGAAATGGGAAAACTATATACCGGATGGAACATCACCCGATATTTGCAAGATGGCGATCAATAAGATATTAGGCATGAGGATGTAATGATTAAAAACGGTATTACAATTATTGATCATGCGCTGATATTAGAGGACGTAGAAAAGCACAGGAATCACGCATGTTTACATTATAGCGAGTGTTTGGATAAGGCAGAAAGGATTATCAGGGCGCTAACACCACGTCCCAGGGGATATGCAAACCATCCCCTGAAATATTCGTTTAGCTGTATAAATTGCAAGAGGGGAAGCAAATGAAAAAGCAAGGCAGGGTCTTAGAGAAAGACATTACCAAGGCAATACGCAAATGCCTTAATTCCCTTAATGTTTTCCATTGGAAACAGTGGCAGGGCTTAGGATCTACCAGGGGCACGCCTGATATTGTTGGGATTTTGCCCGTATCAATAGCAACCCTGAAAAAGCTGGGCGTTAAGAAAGTAGGGTTATTTTTGGGGATAGAAGTTAAAACGGCCAAAGGGAAAGTTACTGATTATCAGGCTGCATTCCTAAGTGCGATAAGATCTGCTGGCGGGGTAGCAATAGTTGCCAGGTCAGTTGAGGACATAGACCACCTGGAAGGGATAATTGACAAGAGCTAGCCAATAAAACACCCCTGAGGCTTACGAGGTTTGATTCTAAGCCATCCGTTATGGGCTTTGATACTATTGGGTGGCTAAAACGCAGAAATGCCCTGAGGCTTACGAGGTTTGATTCTAAGCGTAGTTTTTTAAATGACCAGTGGAAAACTAGTAAATAAAAACCCCTCTCAAAATGAGAGGGGTTGGGTTGCATGGTTTTCAGTGATGTAGCAAAATCAATTCTTTGCATCAGCAGGTATTTTTATATTCGCTGGGTTTCCTGCGACAACTGCCAAACTATTTAGGCCGTACGTTACTTTACGGACTTCCCATCCGGTAGAATACCGACAACCTGATTTGAGATAGTACCCGTTGCCAAACGAATACTTTTCCCTGTGTTCATCTGCTGGGCGCCACCAGGTTTTATTGTTTTCTGTTCTTTTTTCTCCATTTGCATCTACATCAGGGGCAACCGCCAGATGTTTTGTTTCCTCTGCGTTTCCGGCTGCCCGTCTAAGCTCGGGGAATAAGTCCCTTGTATGCCGTGACCACGCCAATATAAGGGTTTTTTTATGTTTTGTTGCAAAATAATCGGTCATTGAGTCACAGTCATCAACCACATACTCTGCAACAATAGCAGACTTTGCCCAAGCCGGACGATTATTTAAGAACTCACTGCCTTTTCTTTCTAATTTTTTTCTTTCTGCATCTTTTTGTGCTTTTATTGCCTCACTCTTTTTCCTTTTTTCTTCTGATATCTCCCATATTTCGGACACTTTGTCTTGAGACAATATCTGGTTGGTAATGTAGGCCTGTATTCTGTTGTCCTTTTTATCTGCCAAATATTCCAAGAGATAGGCATTTTTGGTTGTCTGGGTATAATTATCGAGGTTAACACACAAGTACTGTGCGCCATACCCAGCGGTAAAATCTGGTATTCCCAAGTTTTTAACGACAACAAAATCTGGGTCAGAGTACCCGTTCAGATGTAAAATTTGTCCAATGGGTAGATTATTTTTTGGATCTTTGTTGTCTTGGACGTCAACTCTTTCCATGCCACTGGGGCCGATGCTATATATTTTGGTCATAATTACCTCCTTTTGGTTATAGCGGTCTGACTGCTCGCCATCTGGGTTACCTTGTCTGTCATGGTTATACCTCCTCCCCGAACTGATAGGGTTCGGGGAGGTTATCAATTTTAGTCCATGACATAATCTGGCCATGTCCTTTTTCCATGATAAACTCAGCCAGTGCCTGTTTTGTGGGTAGGTAGATAGACGCTATTTCCCTGAACCACGGTTCATAGTAAGTCACTTTGTATTTCATTTTTTACCTCCTCCTTCAGGTTTTTGTTAATTCTCATGGCTTGCCTCCTGTTATGGTTATTGGACGTATTAAGTATCTGTCTTTTGTCATGTATCTTAAGGCGGCTTTTTTGTGGGTTGTGCCGCTCTCTTCCATCCTGGAATCCCTCTCCTGTAACCCAAGCTCAATACCCAGCTTGGATAATTCCAACAAATCTCGGATGATCCACTCATCCAGTTCCGCCCAGTCACACTGCAACTGCCTATCCCATCCTTTAATTTCCATTTTATCCCCTCCCTACTAGCTAGTTATTGACTTCTATGGTTATTCTTTTATCCCCTCTTTTACGCCTCGGTGATGACACCTAACTCAATCATCTTTTTTTCTGCTGCTTCATCGACCGGCTCAAGCCCATCATAAGAATCTGGCAGATAAATATCATCTGTCAGAAAACAATCCTGGCCATTAGAATCGGTATGGCAAAACACATTACCTGACCCGGTAACCATCAGATAAGTTGTACCACTGTAATTACCATTGTTGTAGTGGTCACGCTCTGCAAGTGTTGTAGCTGTGTTGCTATTGTAGAGTTTTCCGTCTATTATTTTTTTCATAATTACCTCCTTGGTATGTGGTTAATGAAAAATAATGGTCAGGTGATTAAGAATCCCCCTTGTGTGGACAAGTGAGCCACTCATGTAGGCTCATTTGCCCGTTAGGTGTCTCACCCTCACATTGCAACCAGTCATACATGGCTACATTAAACTCTTTCACAGTTAGACCGTAAGAGGCCGCTACGTCAGATTTTTTGCCCCCAACTGGGTCGCTAGGGATTTTATTGGCGATAATATTTTTCATACAATACCTCCTTTGTCTATGGTTTACAGAAGTTTCTGTAGAGCTTTGATGTGCCCATCTACACGATGGGCGTTACATTCAGACAGCGTAGAGCTGTCTGCGAATGTCTCATGAGAGGAGTTGTTTATCCACTCATGAGAGACCACAGGCTCTTCAGGGAAAAGTGCCTGAAGAGCTCGGGCTCGTCTCTTTGCGCCGAATGGCGCATTGAGAAGAGCCTCTAAAATATCCCACATTGCCTCAGCCTTCGCAACTGAGGCGCAAGGAGGACACAATCCCCTGCCATGCTCATGGCACGGGAAACACAGGATTACACCACAGCGACACCGAGGTGTCTCTATGGTGTCAATCTCGCTCCCACAACGGGAACATTTCTCAATATTTTTCATAATTACCTCCTCTCTATTGGTTAACGGTTACCCTTATATAGAGCAATATCCATGCCAAAAAAAAAGTGCAATAAAATCAATGTGTTCACTAAATGAACGGGAAAACAGAGTAAAAATTATCATCATAATAAAATCAAGCACTTACAGGGCAACAGCATGTAAGTGCTTGAAAATAAAGGAAAACAGAGTAACAATAATTGTTACTTGAGTAACAATAATTGTCACTTGAGTAACAATTATTGTTACTTCAGGGCATTTTTTACTTGACAAAAAAAATAATCGGTGTAGAAATATATTATAAATATTGGTTACAGCCTGGGTTACTTGGTATGTGGTACTCAACCTTGAGGATATGCGCATATTGTAACAATATGGACTGCAAGTATAAGTATGGTAACCAGCAGTATGGCAGCGCAGCACCAGCCAGACATGCGTGTCCGTCTAAAGCAGACCAGCAGCACGCAACTATACGATATGAGTTAGTCCACTATTACTATAGATTGTCTGACGCACCAGCTATAGTGCGATCGCAGATATTGAGAGAGACCATTAAGCCTAACACTCTTATAAGAGTGCAATAAGAGTGCGATAAGAGTGCAAAACAAATAACCGGTAACTTGATAGATAGCTTAGTAGATGACCACTGACAACAGATGTGTGTATATATATCCGGATAACCACAGATGTAGAGCATATCGCCTGAGAGATAGCCTGTACTGTATTAATCATGATCCCGATATCGATAGGACTGAGATTCAGACGCGTAATTTGCCCAGCCATATCGTGCCGGATGAGATAACTAAAGACCCCGTACACGTCAAAAAATTCCTCGGCAGATTAATCGTTGATACGCTGCGAGGCAAGGTCAAGCCAATGACCTGTAACGCAATCACTAACGCAACTGACAAGGTGCTCAAGTGTATTCAATACAGCGACCTGGATACCAAGATGACTGCATTGCTCAATCAGTTACAGGGTAACAGAGACCAGATACATATCCAGGATATGGATTGCTTCACCGTAGATGAGTTGGCTGAGGCAGGGGGACCGGATGGGCAAGGGCCAGGGGGACCGGATGGGCAGGGACCAGATGTACCGGATGTATCCGGGGATAAGAGTAATGGATGATAATCAAGACACAGATTATCAAGTGGGCAGCGTAGATATATCTATAAGATACTGGCGTAGTGGGTTGGATGAGGCTGGCGGACCGGATGGGTTAGCTGAGGCTGGCGGGCCGGATGGGTTGGATGATAGCGACATGAGTAATGATGAGGCCCCGGCCAATCCCCCCAGGGGGTTGCGGGAATAATTGAACCCTCACAACCAGCACACGGCACAAAATCCAGGCAGCGGTTTTAGATGAGTCATAATGACACAGTAGATAAAAAGGTATACAGAGAGGCAGCCAAACTTCTCATTAAGGGTCTTGAGGGTCGAGGTTATGTTATAGTAAAGAGGGCAGAGTTAATCAAGAAGGCGGGTCTGATAGTGGCAGAGGAACTGGGGGTTAAGTAGTGGCAAGCATAAAGAAGGTAGAGAAGGCGATAGACGAGCACAATGCCAAGCGGGGCAAGAGTTTAAACGACGTACTGATATATATTCCAGAGCAGTTAAAGGCAATAGATGTAATGCTGGAGAAAGAGTTGGGATTAGTTGGCGGGGGTAGTGGTGCAGTAGCTGACGGGGGCACAGAGAATTGACACCGCAGGAGAGGCATTTTACTAACATATTCAGGTATCTTTTGACGGGAAGGGACACAAACTACATGTTCATGTGTCCTTGGGGAAGAAGGTATTTTGAAGAGCAGCTGGCGGCGGCAATAGTGGCGAGGTACAAGACTAATTTAGCGATAAAGCTGCTTGCCAAGCTGAATCTTTATTTTTTATCCAAGGTAGTATTGAGGTATGAGGATTTAACGTCTACGACTCACCTGCCATTTTGCGAGCATTTACTAAGAAGCATATCGAAGAACACGAATGTTTTGCCCCGTGGTTATTTCAAGACCACGATTTCCACCAAAGCCGGTGCGATATTCTGCATTATTAACGACCCAAACATAAGGATATTGCTGGTTAATGCGACTGCGACCAATGCCGAGCTTATGCTGAAAGAGATAAAGTCACATTTTGAGGCAAATCCTTATTTCAAGCTGTTATTTTCAGAGCTTATTCCCAAGAATTTTAAGGAAGTGCCGTGGTCGAACAACAAGATGCAGGTTGTGAGGACTGGGAATTACGGTGAACCCACGATTTATGCGGTTGGGACGGACACTAATGTCACATCCGGGCATTTTAATCTGATTATTAAAGATGATTTGGTTAATGAAGATCATTTGACTTCGCCAGACCAGATGAGAAAGCCGATTGAGTGGGAAAAAATGAGTCATTCTCTGTATGTTCCTGATTCAGACCCCAGGAAGAAGCTGGATTGGTCAACGGGGACAAGGTGGGCGTACTTTGATTACATGGCATGGCGGTTAGATATGACCGATGATGAGGAAAAGTATGTTTTATCCTGTTATGATAAGGATGGGAAGTCCACATTTCCCGAGAGATTTCCGCTTCAAGAGTTGGAAAGGATAAGAAAGAGCCAGTCGGACAAAGTATTCAGTTGCCAGTATTTGAATCAGCCTTTACCTGCCGAGACTGCGACATTCAAGAAAGAGTGGATTCAGTATTATGATGATATTCCCAGGGGGGTCCCTTTAAGGACGTTTGTTTTGTGTGATCCGGCACTGTCTCTTGATAAACATGCATGCCACAGGGCGATTGTTGCGGTTTCTATTGATGATTTAAGGAACTGGTATGTAAGAGAGTACACAAGCGGGATATTTCCGGTAGCTGACGAAGAAGGCGGCGGTAAATTATCCCTGATTGGTGAAATATTCAGGTATCACAGGATTTATAAACCTGATTTCTTCGGGATTGAAGATAATGGATTGCAGAAAGCGTTAATTTACCCGCTTAGAGACGAGATGAACAAGAGAAAAATTTATTTCCCCGTTAATTCCCTGCAGCCAACGGGCAGAGAAACAAAAGCCATGAGGATTGAAACCCTTTCGATCCCGTTTTGTGCAAAGAGGGTTTATATCAGGAAGGATATGGAATTTTTAGAGAATCAGTTGCTTGGATATGGGGCGATTGAGAATGTTGACCTTATAGATGCCCTTTCTTACCTTGTCAAGCATGAGGTTGCACCGTCTGAACCGATGGTAAAGGATAAAAACCCCCTGCTTATGGCAAATATCTTACAGGAATTAAAGGAAGATACAAACAGAATATACCCCTTTAGTGAACAGTTGATAGCATAAGATTATGCCGAAGAAATTAATGAGTTGCGTGAGAAAGGTCAAGCATAAGAAAGTAAAAAGCCCCTGGGCTGTTTGTGTTAAATCTACAGGGCAGAAGCCGCATAAAAGGAAGAAGAAATGATGGTATTTAGAAAGCCAAGAGCGAGAAAAACAACGGGCAAGGTAAGAGGAACATTTACACAACCTACCAGAGGCACGGGCGGCAGGCAGGGGACACCGCCTACAGTAAGTCGAATGTTACCGACAAAGAAAAGAACAAATAGAAAAAGGGGGACAAAATGGTATTTAGAGCTGTAAGAAAGCCGGTTAGTGAAAGAAGGCTAATTGGCGGAAGAAGGGGAACAGCATTAGGGGGAACAAGACAACAAACCCAGCCAGCAACTAAACCAGTTGCTACTAGACAAATGGGCAGAGCTGTAAGAAGGCCGGTTAGTGTAAGAAGGCCAATAGGTGGAAGAAGGGGAACAATATCAGGGGGAACAAGACAACAAGCCCAGCCAGCAACTAAACCAGTTGTTACTAGACAAATGGGCAGAGCTATAAGAAGGCCAATAGGTGGAAGAAGCGGTGGAAGAGTGAGTGTAAGGCCTATAAGACCAGGGGGAACGGTTGGCGGAAGAAGGGGTGTAAGGCCTGTAAGGCCAGGTGCGAGAAAGCCCAGGCCAAGAAGGCCATATGGCCTGTTCGGAAGGGGCAGATAATGGCTCCAAGAGAACCAAGGAAAGAGTTAGAACCAAAAGACTGGATTAGAGAAATAGATTTAGGGATTGAGTTCAGAGAGAAGGTTGGGCAGTCGGGGAATTGGGCAAAGTATAACAAATACTATTGCGGTGATTTTAAAAAAAATCTTGTTCCGGTTAATCTGATTTTTGCGAATGGGAAAATCCTGGTTCCTAAATGCTATTTCAGAAACCCAAGAGTTAAGGTTGTTGCCAAACACCCGAAGGACTGGTATGCCTCACGAATAACCGAGGCGATGGATAATCACCTTATTAAAGAACTGCGGATGAAATGGGTAATGAAGAAAATGATTGAGGATACCTACGTCACAGGGATTGGGTTTAATAAACTTGGCTTTGATTCCGAGTATGGGTTTCCGCCGGACACAGAGGAAGATACTACCGTGGTTACAGAGGAAGGGCTGGAGAGAAATATCGAGTATAACGTAAATATCAAACGGGGATTTCCCTGGCTTGGAAGGATTGAACCGCCGGACATTATTGTTCCTTGGGGGTCTGTTTCTTCTGGTGACCCTGAAATAACTGGTATCCCCTGGATGGCACACAGATTCGTCAGGCATATTGACGATGTAATTCAAGACACGAAATATGAAAAGAAAGCAATAAAAGAATTGAAAGAGAAGGGTGGGACTCGCAGGCCTGACATCGAGTACAGCAGGGGCAGTGAGCGGGAAGAAAATTTAGACTATATAGAGATGTTTGAAATCAAGGATTATGCGACAAATAAAATCTATGTGGTGGCAAGAGAGTTTGAGAACTTCTTTATAAATCAGGATGACGAATTACAGATTGACGGGTTCAACTATACCAGGCTGGTTTTTAATACTCATCCCCAATATTTTTGGCCTATCTCTGATATTAAGAACCTTGAACCGCTACAGTTATCATTGAATCTGGCGTTTACCATTCTTGACAGGCATATAAGGCTTGCGCTTAAAAAAGTTCTGGTGCAGAAAGGAACGGTTGAGTCAGCCGAACTTGATAAGCTGACCTCTGATGTAATTGCGGCAGCTGTTATGACTAACGGGAATCCGAACGAGTGCGTGAGAGATTTTAACATTACTGTACCCCAGGAACTGTTTCAGTATATCAATGAGTGCAGAAAGACGTTGAGAGAACTTGTGGGATATTCAAGGAATGAGGCAGGCGAGTTTGACCAGTCAAGCAGAAGGACTGCAACGGAAGCCAAGTTTGTGAAGCAGGGGTCGGAAACAAGGTCGTCTGAAAGAAGGGATCAGGTTGCAGATGTATTTGAGAGAAACATTGCGAAAATGAACCAGATTATTTTTACTCATTGGACGGCAGATAAACCTCAGGTTGTGAGAATAATAGGGGAAGACGGTGTCCAGTATTGGGTAGAATATACAGGGGAAGAGATTAAGGGAGAGTATGATTTAGTGATTAATGCAGAGGAAGCGCAACCAGTTGACAGCCAGAAGATGACAGAAGATGCGCTGGCACTTTTACAGAACATTGCACAGGATGAAGATTTTAGTCCGGAGGAAAGAAAGAATGTTAAGCGGGCACTATATGCACAATTCGCTCACCTTGGCTTTGATTTGGAGAAGGCTCTTGCCCCGAAAGAAGGGATGGGCATGAATCCGGAACAGCCAGTACCAATGAGAGAATGGGCTAATGGTATGGAAAAGGGCAAGAAGGATGTTGCCATGAAAAAAGCACAGGCGGGGAAACAAGTGGCATGATTCTCTACCAGTATAAATGTGAAAAGTGCGGGAATGTATTTGAAGAATTAAAGGAAATAGACCACAGGCATATTGCAACTTGTCCTGTTTGTGGTCAGACTGCATTTAAGACAATGAATGGTTCATCACATAATATTAATTTCTGCCCACACTGGAATTATGATATTGCACCGAAACCTGTTTACCTTACTTCACGAAATAGCATTACAAAAGTAGCAAATATGCTGGGTAATTATTCTGATGTCCCTTTCACCAAGAGGGAAAATGGTGAGGTAAAGATACCTGACAAACAAAGTAAACAGGCATTTTTCAGAGAGTACAGACAAAGGAAAGGAGAATTTTAATGGACTTAGCGTTAAAAAGAGAAGTTGACAGGCAGAACAGAATGAAGAAAGAGGCAAGGGAAAAGAAAGTTGCCCCTGCCCCTAAAAAGAAGAAAGAAGTGAAGAAGGAAGTAAAACCTAAGAAAGAGAAAACGAAATCAGCGTTTTCACCATTTAAGAAAAATAAATAGGTTAGGACAAGTCGAAAAACCTCATTTCCGCATAGGGGGAATGGTGGTCTAGGGGGGAATCATGGGGGCGAAAACAATCGTTGTAACAATGGAAGAAGGAAGTCACAAGCCAATATATGAGTTTGAGGGTGATTGGCTTGGAAGAGAGGTAAAGGTTGTTACCCGCAAAATGTGGGATCAGGGATATAAGAAGTATCAGCAAAGAAAAAGGAAGGAAGCAGAAAAACAAGAAGCGATTAAACCACAAGTAGAGGAAAAAGAAAATGGAACAAGAACAGAGCCGGCAAGAGCTGGCAGAAAACCAGGGCGAAGAAAACATAAACAGTGAGGAAGCGACTTCCTCAGAAGAGAAAAGCGAAGAAGAAAAAGATTTTGAAGCTCTCTATAAAGAAGAAAAAGAGAAAAGAGAGAAGCTGGAAGAGGAAAAGAAACAGTCGAGGGAATTAGAGTTAAAGAGGAAAACGAACCCGCAGCATATTGACTCTATTCGGAAAAGGCGAGCAATGCAGAGAGAGAAGGAATTGCTTAATGCTGCTCTGCCTAATGCTATCAGGTATACTGATGAACAGCTTAATGAGATGACTCCTGCACAGTTAGCACGGGTACTGCAGCAACAGGATCAGCAAGTGATAAACACTGTGGTGAAAAAGATTGGATTAGTGGAAGAGGGGCGGAAAGAGGAAAAGCATGACGAGCAGCTTGCTCGTCTCAATGAGGAATTTCCTGATTGGCTACAGTATCAAGACAGGATGATTGTTCTTGCAGAGGAAAACCCGAATCTGTCACCACGACAGCTATTGGGGATTGCTGCACAAGAGGCTGGTGATGAAAAGACAGTGGACAAATTGCTTGGTAGAAAGCCGAAGGAGGAGAAAAAGAAGGTGAACGAGGAAAAGAAAGCCAAGAATGCAAAAGCGGGGGCGACTCAAAAGCCCTCAATGGCTGCAACTGATACGGTTAAGATTCCCGATAAAAAGATGACACCTGTTCAGGCTGCGGAAGTAGCACTTGAAAAGTTATCTGCGGGAGCTAAATGAAGGAGGATGATGTAAATGGCATTACCTAGTTCAACTTATGAATGGGATACCTATTACACTTCCACCTGGTACAACATCGTTGGGAAAGACCCAATAGACAATATCTTTGACACCAATGCGCTTTTAGTCTTAATGACAAAGAAGGGCAAGGTAAAGAGACAGTCTGGTGGTTCTGAGATTCATATCAATCTGGAATACGGAGAGAATGATACCGTAACGAGTATCGGGCGTGGTGGAGAGGTTTCCCTGGATGATACCGACCCACTGACCAAGGCAATATATTCCTGGAAATATATTGTTGGGAATGTGACAAGGTATTACACAGACGAGCAGGAAAATAAAGGCAAGTCGCAGATTGTTGATATGGCTGCGACAAAGATGGGAAATCTGAAAAGGTCAATGAACAAGTATCTTAATATTGCTCTTTTTGGTGATGGTACGGGGAATGGTGGATTAGACCCATTAGGGCTTGATGCAATCATTCCAGAAGATCCAACTGCAAGTTCTACTACTTGTGGCGGGATTAACCAAGCTATAGAAACATGGTGGCAAAGTCAATACTACGACGCTGGCGGGAGAGCAGTTGAAACGTATCTCTTAACCGACATGAGAGATATGCTTGATAACTGTATTCGTAACGATGAGTCACCCGACATAATCGTTACCGACCAAACCTGTTTGCATTACTACGAAGATGAGACAAACGAGAAGTATGTTATTGTCAATAAGATTCTTGGTGATGCCGGTTTTCAGCATCTTCAGTATAAGGGGCTGCCGATTATATGGGATAGAGAGTGTAAGGCAAGGTCAATGTACTTTGTGAATACTGACTATCTCTACATTGTAAGTAACATGGATAGCGAAGCGAAACTTACAGAGTGGAAGTCAATCCCTAACAAGCTAGACAGGGTTGCACAAGCTGTTTCAGGGTTAAACATTGTAACGTCACAGCGAAGAGTGCAGGGTGTACTCTTTGATATTGGCGAAGCATCGTAATACTCCTTCGGGTCTAAGCCAATAGACCCGTTGAGGTTGCCCATAACTTAAAAGGAGGATTTTAAAATGGCTGTAGTTCACCAAAAAAGAAGCTACTCGTCTGGGAGCAGAGCAGTAGTCCCAGGACACGGGCTGATGGAAGCAAAGGCAACACCAGTAACAAAGCTGGGTTCAATAATTGATTTCGACGATGGAAGGGCATTCAGGATGTCACACTATGTAGCGGATACCACTGCTGCATGGCTGGTGTCGCCTGATGAGAGTGCTTACAGCGTTGCGGAAGTTGACCAAGAACTAACTACGGATTATGTTGCGGGTTCAAGGTCGGTTGAAATGGATTTGGCAGCAGGGGCAAAAGACCTCTATAAAGATGCCTTTTTCTGTATAACCGATGACTCTGGTGAAGGATATATGTATAAAATCAAGGGCAATACAGCCTCTGATGGGACGCATGTAACCTTTACCTTCTATGACCCGATTGTAGTTGCAGTTAGTGCAACATCAGACGTAGCTATCATGTCAAACCCCAACTATGGTTTGCGTGGTTGTGTTCCTGGCACAGACTGGTCACCAACGGGTATTTGCTTGCTTGCTATGGACGTAAGTGAAGCTGCTTATGGCTGGAGGCAGGTAAGGGGGTCAGCACTGGTTGTGGCTGATGCTGCCGCCGCTATTGCGGTTGGAAACCCGCTTTGCCCGTCTACTAACCATGAAGGGGCTGCTATGGTGCTTGCAGAAGCAGACACCAGTTGCGCCAATCTTGATGAGCCTATTGTGGGATATGCAAGATTCCTGCCTGATGATACTGGTCATGTAGGACTTCTGCTCACAGGAGTAGATTAAGTGTTAATTAAAGCACATGGAAGAGTTGCAAAATGTGCATGGTGTGGGGGGGTAATAGATAATCTAACAGCTCGTCCGTTTGGTAACTTCTGTTGCCCCCAGCATCTACTCAAGTGGAAAGAGAGGTTTGACAGGGGAAATATGGTGCGTATTCCTGGCGGTTATTTATCAACCGGCAGAGATACGATCAGGTTTAAAAGAACAAAATAAAGGAGCGAAATATGAAATGGAGACAAAATGGCAAGATGATGGAACCAGAAAAACCAATGGTTTGTTCTAATTGCGGCACACCAATGATTTTAAGGTGGAGTAAGCTGTCGACTCACGGAGATATATTTCGAGAGGTAGCCAGAAGAGAAAAGAATGGCGAAGATATGTCAGAGGCAAGAGCACTCTGGAACGGGAAAAAGAGCAATCTCAGTTATGTAGATGACCAAAGGTGGAAATGTCCGGACTGTCACTTTACTATTATGTTTGGTATCCCCATTTCATTTGACCAATATTGGGAATTATACAAAGCAAGAGGAAAGTTTAAACAGTATCAACCCATTGAACAATGGCTTGAGGACGAAACTATTAAACAACGGCTTCAGGATTTAGGTTATTTCTAACAGAGGAGCGAATTATGTGGAAACTAACTAAAAACGGTCACGAACCAACAAGTCCATTATGGTGTCCTATTTGTAAAATGAGGGGGCATGATAAAGAAATGGTGTTAAGGTGGTCAAAAATTCAACCCCATGAAGATATTGCAATGGAGTTGTTTTTTCGCAGGCCAGATAACGAGAGGTCAAAATATTTGTTATCAATCTTTGATGAAGTAGAAATGCCATCATGGGTAAATGATATGGCATGGAAATGTCCGACATGCGATTACTGGTGTGTGTTTGGTGTCCCAATGAAAAAAGAGGATGCTGAACGCATAAGAAAAGAAGAAAGAAATGGGTGTACTACCTTCGTTCCGATTGAGGAATGGTGGCAGGATGCCATTATAAAAGACAGGCTCAGAAATCTCGGCTACTGGTAGTCGGGTATCCTGCAAGGGAGGATAAAATGGGTTTAAGAAGGGCGGTTTTAGAAAAAGTATTTTGTGTAAAGACAACTAATGGCGCATTTTCAGATGCGGACATAGTGACATTTTCAGCGGCTACAAAAATAACACAATCACCTGCAAGAAAAGGTCAGTTGCTGGTTTATACAGCATCAGCGGCTGTTAGTAAAGTTTATCTGGCAATAGCAGCGACAGGAACAAAGACCGCAGCATGGTTAGATATAACCCCGTAACGGAGGTGTGCCATGACACTGAGAGCTTCCTTCGTTACGAATGTGCTGGCAACTATTGATAAAAGCGGTACCACTTCCTACCAGGGGGTAACGCTTGAAACGTTAGCGCAGAACGCTTATGCAACAACTTTGAGGCGGCTGGCAAGGCAAAGGAATTGGGCTGACTTGCTGGACGAGGATACGTCCACTACTACAGTTGATGGGACTGAAACGGTTTCTTTGCCTGGTCTTACCAATCGTATATTCAAGGTAATATGGGAAGATGGCAGTAATAGTAGCATCATAGTTGGCAAATCGGCCAGATGGTTTGATGCCAGATTCCCTTATCCTTCCAGTTTAGGAACAGCTGTCCCTACCTTTTACAAGAGAGTTGGCTCAACCCTTACTCTTGCACATCCCCCTAATGCAGCAAAGACATTAAGAATATTCAGAAGTATCTGGCCTACGGCTGATGGAACAACTGAGTGCCAGCTACAAAATATGGATGATGTAATTGAAGCTGGTATGGTTGCAGAATTATATCATAAGCTGTCGCTGGATTCAGAGGCAAATACATGGTGGGCAAAGTTCAAGCAGGAACGGGATGAGGCGTGGGCAAATGATAGCAACAATCCTGATATGTGTGTTGTAGCGAAGCCTTTTGGTGGTGAAGCACCATATTCAGGGGAATACTGGAAAAACCCCTTCTATTCACAGGATGATTAAAATGAAAGAACTGAAACAGTTATCTAAATGGGAAATTCTCTTTGGTGTAGGCGTAGTTCTATTGTTTGTATCGCTTATGTTGCACGTCTACTTTAAGCCTATCTATCCGAAATCCACGCTGGATGCCATGAAGCAGTTGACCGAAGGAAAGACTGCTTATGCTTTCTTCTATGATAAAGAGCCGATGGGGACGCGGAGTATAAAAGACTCTGACCAGATTATAAGGGCAAATGAACATAGTCTGTATCTTCACTTTAGTGTAGAACACAATATGACACCTGCTACTTATTCTGGTTCTACCAGCTATGGTGAGTCTGGCGATTATGGGCATCATAAGGAAGGGTCTGCAAGGGTAACGTGGAGTGCAGAAGCACCTGCATCTGATGAAGAAGGCAGGGTGTGGGTTGATGAAGATACCTATATCGTTCAGGTTGCTGATTCGGGTCAAGTATGGCGAAACATGACAACGGCAGAAGTGGTAAGTGCAAGGGGTTCTGAGTCTGATTTAGATGCCCGTTTAGATGTGGAGTTAAATGAAGATGGTACGTTAAAAGATGCCCTGCCTGAATCTGGCGGCACAATGACTGGTAACATCAACATGGGTGGATATAGGGTGCTTATGGCGGCTACACCGCCTACTTCTGGCAGGGAGTTGGCAACAAAGTCCTATGCGGATAGCATTGTTGGTGCTGGTGGACTTCATGCTGCCTCTCATACAGATGGAACGGATGATATTCAAAATGCCACTAATTCTCAGAAGGGTTTAATGACTGCGGCTCAGGCCACAAGTCTTGAAGCTAGTATTATTGTGTATCAACCAAAAAATTATCTTAGTGGTTCTGTGACAGACGGTATCCAAGAGGCTATTGATGCCGCTCATGCTGCTGGTGGAGGGACTGTGTGGTTGAGTGCTGGCCATTACACTATTGATGTTGATGTTGATTTATACTCAAATATTATTGTGGCTGGTGATGGATGGAGTACTGTAGTACAAGCAACCTCTACTTCAACACTCGACCTTGATTTGGAAGGGGATAGTGGAATTGATACGTCTGTGGCTACTGCAACAATTAATACGTCCCTTGTAGATTTGACTACCACAGCAAGTGCAGGAAATTTTAGTGCGGGCGATTTAGTCCGTATAGGTAATACGAGTGGATATAATGATTGTTCTTGGTATATTGTAGAAAGTACTTCTGTTAGCGATGGATATGTTAATTTTGGGTCTAATCTTCTAATGACCTATGATATTACCCCAACGATGGAGATAGTAACTCCCCTAGAAGGTGTTGTCATTAAGGATATTAGTTTTAAAAATGTGCGTGTTCATGGCAATTTGGCTTCTGAAAATAGTATAGAAAACTGTAAGTTTGATGTTACCTCGGATGAGGGGATATTCTTTGAATACAGTGTTAATAATTTTATTACTGGGAATACATTTTATGATTGCGGCGATCACTCAATATATCTAAGTAGAGTAACGGGTTCTTATGTGGCTGGCAACAAGTTCTACGAGGTAACTGGTGCTGCCATATATGCTAATTATGGATGGCTAAACAATGCGAGTAATAATGTTATTCGTGGTTCTAGTTCTCGCGGGATACGATGGGCATTGAATGATTATGGTACTATTTCAAACAACCTGATAGAGTCTATTGTTGGAGACGCTATATGGTTGACAAACACTTCCACGTCCAATAGTATTGTTGGCAATTCTTGTCCGCTTGGAGTAATAGATAATGATAGTACACATAATAGAGGTGCAGGAAATGTTTACTCTACTTGTGAAGATTGTACTTGGAATTAGTTTGCTATTTGTGAGTTTATCCTTTGCAGAGCCGTTTTACGAGCAGGAATACACAAATGCAAAGGTAACAATAGAGATATGGCCAATAAAGAACACTTGGTGGAACATTGCGAATATGCCTTTGTATGTCATAACTTGTTTTGTTGGGACAAGGACAGATGGTGCGGTTGAAACCATTATACTAAAATCTATACCTTTAGAGTTTTATATTTGGTCAATAACAACGGGCACAACAACCACAACCATGAAGAACTATGCCAGAGATAACTGAACAGGACGTAAAGAGAATAATTCAGGAAGAATTAAGAAGGTTTCAGCATAATGACTTGATGGATATGCCACAGCAGGGGCATGTGAACCGTGACCATGATGGCAGGTATCATAGAAAACATAACACTATTTATTTAGACATTGGAAGTGCGATTGTGTTTGGGGATCCAGGCACTAATGGTAATTTTAGGATTGTGATTCAGGGTGGTTATCTTGAGGTACAGGTTCGTGATAGTGGTGCTTGGGCTTATCGTGGCAGGTGGGCACTTTAATAATGTGGGTGCGTATCAAGTGCCAACATTACAGGTTGATGATTTGACAAGTTGCCTTAATGTTCAGACTGATGCAGATGGTGTGATGACTTGTGGACCTGCTGGAACTGGTGGTACGGGAAATATGACATGGCAGGTTTATGACACAGACCATAATGGAACGGTTGATTATTGTGAAGTTGCCTTAGATGTCCAATGCTCTAATTGCGTCGATGCCTCAGATGTGGCGGCAGATGTAGCTACTCAGGCTGAATTGGATGCTTTGGACTTAGATGATGTCTGTGATGTAGGGAGTACGACTAATAATAGGATAACGGTAGATGGTGTTACTATTACAGATGGTAATGATTTAATAATGGATGATATGATATTAAGTGAATCTCAGGTTACTGTGGCAAGAACAATTAATTTCCCTGATGAGAGTGGGACTATTGTTACTACTTATAGAACGGGGAATATTTTTAATTCTCCTGACGAGGGAAATGTTTTAAGAGGAACAAAGAGTGGTAAGACGGCGTGGTCAAATGTTTTAGCTCTTGGAGTTGATGGACAAATAAGAGCGTCCAATATACAAATAAGAGGAGGAGATGAGGGCGATGAAGATGCATCCCTAGTACTATATGAAGGTGGTAGTGGAACAGAATATTATAACAGATTAATAGCTTCCAACCCAACTGCTTATCGTATTAACTATCTACCAGATGAAACAGGAACAATTCTAACAGATGCTTCCACTTCTCCTTGGGACTTGGATGATGTTTGTGATGTTGGGAGTACGACTGACCAGGGTATAACTGTTCTTGATCTTGAAGTTTCTACTCCAAACGCAATTTATAACTTATCACATGACAGTTTTGCAGATTTCACAACCGCTGAGCATTTCACTATGTTAGATGAGGATATGTTATCATCTGATGATGCCACTAAGGCAGCCACACAACAAAGCATTAAGGCATACATAGCATCTGCCTCTGCTTCAATAGATGAGGCCGATGAGATTACTATGGAATATGCCACAAGTTCCTCCTATAATAACGTACAGGAATGGTCAAACATGGTTCAATCTGCTGGCTTATTGGTTGGGGGAACACTGTCTGATAATGGAGATGGTTCTCTTAGTGTGGCTGGTGGTTCGGGATTTGCGAAAACAACGGATTCTGAAACTGGTATCACTACATTCATAACTTGGGCAACTGACAACTCCGTCTCTCTTACGGATAACGCAAAAAACACTGTGTATATTGATTATAATGGAGGAAGCCCCTTTGTTGAATCTACCACTACTCCATCTGCCACCATTGATCACACAACCAAATTTCCAATTGGAGCAGTTTGGAGGAATGGAACAACCTTACATATAGTTAATGCAGGAACGAGGATATATAATTGGGCAAGGAGAGGGCATAGGAGAGCCAGGGAATTAAGGAAATATGAGAGGGCTAGTGGATTAGCATTATCAGAGACGGGGACGAGGAGTATTGCAACAACTGCAGGGGTTGTGTATGCTGGTTATGATAGATTAACATTGGCAGAAGTTGATACATCCGATGGTGATACATTTACAGCTTATTATAGAGATGCGGGTGATAGTTGGACAACGGTAGAGGATCAAACACAGATTGATAATGTAAAATATGATGATGGGGATGGGACATTAGGGGATGTTGCCAATAATAAATATGGAGTACATTGGGTTTATTTAGACAATGATGGGCATTTACTTGTTCAATATGGACAGGGGAGTTATAAGTTGGCTGAGGCAATAGAGGCAGGAGTTCCACCTGCCCCAGAATACTTAAATGATTTTGCTATTATAATTGGCAAAATTATTATTTTGAGAGATGCACCATCCTTTACAAGTGTTTTATCTGCCTTTGTTACACAGTTTGAAATGAATGTATCTGTAAATCATAATGACCTTGGGGGGATACAAGGAGGAACAAATGATGAATATTACCACTTAACCTCTGCCGAACATACTGGTTTTTTCAACAAAGACGTACATGATTCAGATGATATAACAGAAGGTACTTCGCATTATTTTGATGATGATGGAGTAGATGCTAACACTAATGCTGACACAGAATGTTCAGGAGATACTACTTATTATAGTGGTGAAGGGAATTGTAATGATTTAGATAATCAATATGTTGAATTAACAGATAGTGTTGGTGTCGTTGCAGATGTAGATACCACAACAGACCCACCAGAGCGGGATGATGTTTTGAAATGGAACGGCAATAATTGGGTAGCTGCTGCTTATGATTATTCATTTGTATTTGATTTTGATACCTTTAGTGATGGACAGTCCTCACCACAGTTGCTCGGTAGTGGGATATGGAAAGATATTGGAGCTATTACTTTTACTGCCTCATATTCAAACGGCCCACCTACAAGCTGTGTGATTACCATAGCGGGTGATTTTGATGGTGGAAGTGGAAGCGGTTGGACAGATGATGAACTGGAAATGGATGATGGTGATAAGACTTCTGAAAGCACAGATGAAGCCACTAACTACCCAGATGATTCAGGGGATACGATTTCATTTAATGCTGTAGCTGATACTTTAACTCCAGATAGTAACGATTACCAGGTAACATTCTATAATTATTTTATTCATGATGACTTTGCTTCTAACAATGGGTTTGATGATGGTGATTTAGATACTATCGCAAGTGGGGGTACGCAGATTGTTACATCTGACCATACCAGAACATTTACTCAATCTATCGGTGATTCAAACTACTTAGTATTTGCTCATAGAAAAGCAGGGACAACGGTAACTCAGGTAAGATGTGGTACAGACAGTAATGCCTTAACCGTTGCCATGAACAAGAATGATGCTACGGCAGTGACACCTTTAAAGGAAACTGTTAGCCACTCTAATGCAGCCAACAACCCTAAGACCGAGGATTTTTATGTCTATGCCAGCAAGGAACAAAATATAGATGCTCATTCGAGTTCGTTCACTACCCTGACAAGCTCTACTGTCTCTAATTACCTAAGAGCAGGACTTGATGACCAAAACACAGGCTGGAGCAATGCAGATTTCTTAGCATTAACTTATAAATATGCCAGTACCTCAGATGAAACAAGAACAACTTCATCCTTAACCCCTGGGGCGAACGATTATCTTGTTTATATGTATCCTGATGGATGGGGAAATTTAACGGTTGGAACGGATTATGAAACCGATGGTCATGGTACATCTTTCTTGTTCGATGGCGTAACGGCAGCAATGGCCTATGAAGGACTTAATAACTGCACCAATGAAGTAGGCTTTCAGGATTCCTACAGAGTGTATGTGTCCACAGGCAAAGACTATGGTAGTGGGTCCGGGACTTTAGTTGGTGGTTCGGTACAAACTTTGAATCCTATATACTATGGAAAAACAACCGATGCAAGTGGCTATAATGAGGCAGATGTAGAGGGATGTGCAAATTCCACCATTTCAAATGATTACACACAGGTATGGGATGCAGTAACCCTTGGTTCGGGAGAATATGGATTATGGTGTTTCCCAAAGAGGATGGGGTCTAAGGGAGTTGAATATACGTTCTGGGATCATGACACGGGATTTGGATTTGATTTTCAGGATGCTGAAACGGTTAGTGTAACAAACTACTCAAATTGGACTGAAGATTATTATGTGTATAGGACTACCAATTCTAATTTAGGAACTATTACGGTCGAAACGAAATGAAAAGATTAATCATCATTCTTATACTTTTAATATGTGTACCTGTTTATGGAGATATAGAGTTAACAGGGAAAGTAGCTCCGAAAAACGATGGCTTTACGGGGATAGTGGATGCAAGCCAAGTATTAGGTGGAGGGGGTAGTGGAGTATTGCCAGATGCGTGTTTTGATGATGTATGGATTAATGTAGATGGTGGCACTTTGGAGATACCAAATAGCACTTCTCTTCCAGCCAGTTGTAATGATGGCGAGATATATATGGATACCGATGCAACAAGTGGGCAACAGATATATGGTTGTGAAGGTGGTGCTTGGGTATTGCAAGGTGATGGCGGTGGCGGAGGTGGCGGAGATAATATTACTGTTAATGGTTCAGCCGCAGATACAACGGCTAATTTTAAAGACGGTGATATAGATTTTACTTTAGTTGATGGTGGAGCTGGTGGCCCTGATGATGTAACGGCTACAGTTGATTGTTCTGGTTGTATAGATGCAACGGATATGGGAACAGATAGTGTTAGTGCGGATGAACTAAATGCCACTGGTGTAGAGGCTGAATTAGAGGGTGTGATGGATTTACAGGACATGCAAGGAGCAGTTACAGATGGGCAAGTTCCTAATGATATTACTATTGACTTATCAACTTTGGCAACAAACTTCACCTGTACTGATAATGAATCTACAGATGAGAATAATACAATAGTTTTTGTTGATGGAGCTACTGGCTCGCAAGGAGCAGAGACAGATGGGGATTTTTATTATAACCCTTCAACTGGAGTGGTAACTGCAACGGGATTCGCTGGTGCGTTAACGGGGAATGTTACAGGTAATTGTTCTGGTTCTAGTGGAAGCTGTACTGGTAATGCTGCAACGGCAACTGCCTTAGCTACTGATGGCACAGACTGTAATGCTGGTTATGCTGCAAGGGGTATTGATGCAAGTGGTAATGCTGAATTGTGTTTTGATGTATGTACCCAGGCTGAACATGATGCAGAGGATGAATGTAGTGAAATATCTGGGTGCTTAACAACTATTGATATTTCAGAAAATACCAATCTAACTGGTGGCAAGTATCTTACCTTAACAGGTGATGATTTATTGTTGGATGAAAAGATAGCTACCGTTGGACATCATATTACATTGGAAGACCCAAGCACAAGCGATACAGCTATTGTGAGGTTGGCATGGGCGTATGATGTGTCTGTTACAAAAGTGAGTTGTTCTACCGACATGGGAACGGCTACAATACAGTTTGATGAACGTGGAGAAACAACACCCAATACTAGTGGGACTGATATTCTAAGAGCGGCCTTGGTATGTGATACCGATTCTCAAATGACTCTTGATTTTTCAAATACGGGGATAGCTGCTTTTTCAACTGCATCAATGGATGTTGATGCTGTGTCTGACCCTGCTCCCAATCAAGTAATAATTCATGTATGGGTGGTGAAAGATGATTAAATACATTCTTCTAATACTACTATTTACTTCTACAGCAAGTGCTCAAAATATATTAGACGTGCCCACACAATTAAAGTGCATGAAGGAAAAAATCTTATTTCATAGAAAAATACCAGAAAGCAAGGTCTTTATACATAATGAAGTATCAAAGAAAATGGAAGAATGGAGTTTGCCCGAACATGTACATTATTTATATATCTCTGATAAGAGAGTTATGGATGAAAAAGGTGAGATTGTTTCTAAGAGAACCAAAAACGCGCGATTCTTTGAAGCGGGTAGAGCTATAAGTGGAAAACAGGAGTGGAAAGCTAAACTTTACACAGGTGAACCATTTTATCATAATAAGGAATCAAACACATGGTATCTCACAGAATCAGATATGATTACACCAGGAGAATATGAGAGACAAACCAGGTTAAGTTGGTGGGAAAAATTGGGGATAGCTTATGCTGCCAGTGGTGACCCAATTTATTCAGGTGCAGGTGATGGTCATATTTATAGATATTTAGACTGTGGGTATGTTAATTGTTGGGATACCATCCACGATTACACATCTGGTACTCCAAACCATACTGGTAATAATCTTGAAGTAATAGCAAGAAATGATATGCACGGTTCTTACGAGTGGGAACATTGGATTTACAGAGGGTTCTTTCCAGTAGATACATCCGGCCTGCCAGATGATGCAAACATTACCTCTGCTACAATGAATTTGTATTGTACTTATAAATTTGGTAGTTGGGAGTTTAGACTAGTTGAAGCTACTCAAGATTTAACATGGATGTTAAAAACTACTGATTATGATGAATGTGGTGCGGTAGATGACCCTACTGCTTTAGCAACTGATATTGCACTTACGGCAGGTCAATATAACGTATGGACGCTTAACCAAACCGGATTAGATTTAATTGATGTTGAGGGTTGGACAAAATTTGGATTAAGGGAATGGAAATTTGATGGAGATGACGTTGAGCCTGGGTACAATCAAGTTTCAAGGGGAACGTTTAGTTCCAGCGAGCGTGCAGGAACAGAACAAGACCCATATCTGGAAGTAGTTTATACGATTGGTGGAGAAGCAGCAGCAAGAAGGATAATGTTATATTAAGGAGGAAGCAGATGGCTGAAAAGAACGGCACTACGAAGCGGGTACTGATTAGTATTATTATTACACTTGGGACACTTCTTTTGGGATATAGCGTAACTTTTATCAGCTACAACTATGCAGAGGATGCGAAAAGAGATGCCAGGATAGAGGAAGTAAAAAGGATTATTTCAACATGCAAAGAGGTTGATGCTACGCAGACCGCCAACATTGAGGCCATTAAGGATGACATAAAAGAAACAAAGGATGACGTAAAGACAGTTATGCAGGATGTCAGGGATATTAAGCATTTGCTCATACAGATAAACAGAAAATGAGGCATTCATGGCAATGGCCCAAAAGAAAATTTATGATAACCATATCGTTTGAAACAATCAGAAAGATTTGGGAGTTTTTTATTAATCTTACAAAGGGAGAGAAGAAATGAAAACAATAATCATAAACCTGATACTGAAAGCGTTACAAAAGGTTCTTACGCCAGATATGTTAAAGGCTATTGTGAAACAAGGGCTGGAAGCATTGAAAGAGTATGCGGCTGGGACAGAAAACGAGTTTGATGATAAGCTGGTTGCCTGGTTAGCTGATTTTATTATTGAGGCATTTGACCTTTAATGACTAAGCACAGATACATAATCATTCATCATTCGGCCACTAAGGATGGGGATGTTGTAGACTGGCAAGCTATCAGGAGGTATCACAAGTCTTGGGCGTATCAGGGGAAGATCATAAAAGAAGCTGATGCAAGAAATCTGATAGCAGAGGGGAAAGAAGTAAAACATCCTTGGTATGATACGGGTTACAACTTTGGCATTGAGAAAATCAATGGTGAGATAGAAACACTGGTTGGTAGGCCGCTAACGTTTGTTGGCGCTCATACTAAGGGAAGAAACCATGACAGCATAGGGATATGTTGTATCGGCAATTACGATATAGCTACCCCTGCCGAAGAGATGTATGAGGCGGCAGCTAACCTTTGTATGGTGTTGGTTGACATATATAGTATCCCCCTGCAAAGCATAAAAGGGCATAGAAGCTTTGCAGACAAATCATGTCCTGGCAAGAACTTTGACATACAAAGAGTGATTGATAATGTAGCAAGGAAAGTAATTGGCAAGGTTGCAAAATGTGACTATGGATAGGCAGATTTTAATAACAGTAACTTGTGATTCACAAATAAAGGTAGACAGGCTGGAAGAAAAGAAATTCCTGGTGCTTGACAGGGCAAGGGCAATGTTACTTCTTCTTGCATTAGAGAGGACGTGTGAGCATGAGGGGGATGCGTATAGTGATTTTGCAAAAGAGATAGAAGATTTTATCGAAAGGAGTTGGGCGTGAAAAGACTGTTTCTTATTATGGTAACCATTTTACTCTTTTCTTCCATGGCATTTGCCTTGCCAGGAACTAAATCATGGAAAGCTGTTTGGGATGCAAACACTGAGGATGATTTAGCGGGATATTATTTGTATTGGAGGGCTGATGGACAGGAATTTACTGACTCAAGACGTTTGGATTGTGGGATTATTCCTGAACATTCTCTTGGCGATTCTCTTAATGGTAATTATATTGCTGTAACAGCTTATGATGATAGCGGGAATGAGAGTGGATGGAGTAACGAACTTTTTTTCGACAAGGATTCTTCTGCTCCTGCGGCTGTAAGCGGGTTTCAGATAGTGGAAGAATAAGAATTGAACATGAATAAAGATATAAAGGATACCATAGAGTCCCTTGAAAATATCTTTTGTGTGCTCGTAATATTTGCATTATTTGAGGCGACTGTGTTTTGTGTGCTTTGGGTGATAGGGGCTATTTTATCGGGGTAATTATGAAAAAACTATTAATGAGCGTTTAAACCTATACTAAAGGAGGAAGAAGGATGAAGAGGTTTTTGGTATTGATTGTAGCATTGGTAATATTACCGTTTTATGCGAGTGGGGCAGACAAGATAAATGAAATTTCGTTTTCTCATAACCTGGTTGGTGTATCAAGAGGGAGTGAGTCGGTGGTTCCGTTAGACATGAAATGTGCGGCAGGGATTATCTTGTCTTTGTCTGTTGACGGAACGGACAGCGATAATTTCACCACCTACATCTATGATAATGATATTGATGGGAACAGTACAAACCAGGCTTGGTATAGTGATTCGGACAGGGATGATAATACTAATCTGATTTACAGCTATCCAAGCTCTGATACCAGCTGGAAAGACACAGACCCAATTCCCTTTAGTTGTGATGATGCAACGGAAATTACATCTTTATATGTAGCTGGTTACAACCATGATGCTTCGACTTCATTGACGCTGAACGGGAAGATACTTTATAGGTGTTATAAGAATACCGACTACGGGAATGATGCAGAATAGGGGGCGGTAAATGCCAGAGCAGGGAAGCAAACTAAAGCGTTATCTGGTTGAGAACTTTGGTGGCGGCATAAAGAGTGATGTAGCGGGCATCTATATCAATGATAATTTTGTGCCAGATGCCTTGAATGTAGACTTTTCTCTTATCAAGGGGGCAGTAAGGAAGAGGATGGGATATGTCAGGGTTAATGGTGGGGCAGGATTAGATGGTGCTGTTACGGGCGGTTACCAGGATTATGTGCAGGGTGGTTGGCGAAATATACTCTGTGCAGGCACAAAGATATATGATTGGGATCAGGTTGATGACAGTGCTGCTGTTATTGAAACTGGGATGACTGATGGGAAAAACTATTTTTATGATTTCTGCACCTCTCGTACATCAGCTGACGGCCCTGTTATTATAATGACTAACGGGGTTGATGAGATACGAAAATATGATGGCACTACCTGTACCGAACTTGCTTTAACCGAAGGGTACAATTACTTTAAGGCAAGGTATTGTGCCATGTTTAACAACCATTGTTTCTTTGCTAATACTAAAGAGGGTGCTAATCTTGCCAATGACTGGACGAATACTGCTGGTACTATTTACAGCTATAATAATAACGATAAGCATTTTCAGCCGGAGATAGAGGTTGCAGAAGTATGGAACGACACCACACAGCTTACAGAAGAAACGACCAGTCCAACGACCCCTGCCAATGGTGAGTACGGAATATCTGCTGGCGTGTTATATGTGAATATCGGGGGTGCACCAGGAACTAATATCCACATTACTTATAAGAATGTTGAGCGGGTAAGGTGGATGGACCTGGGGAATGCACAGGGATATACTGCCGACCAGTTCATTGATGTAGTAACCTCACCAGGAATGGAAATCAGAAGGATAGTTCCACTTAGAGACCTGCTCATTGTTTACAAAGAAGATAGTATTTGGGCAATTTACTATACAGGTGATAGCACTGCCCCTTTTGGGTTATACTGTATTGACCATAATACCAAGTGTATTGCAGGTTTTAGTGTGTCTGATGTGAAGGGTGAGCATTACTTCTTGTCAGAAGAGGGCATAATGAAAACCAATGGTGCTAAAGTAGACCCTGTGTTGGTGTCGAAAAACGTGCCTGAGTGGTTTTCTTATGTATCAACTGCAGACTGGAAATATGCCTACGCAGAAACCAGCGAGTATAAAAAACAGTACAGGTTATTAGTGCCATATCTGGGTGGAGATGATGTAACAGATAAGGATAGGGTTGTGGTGTTTGACTATGAAGATAACACATGGGCTGTTCATAAATATGCAGGCAATGCTAATGTAATCTTTACCATGACATTAGAACAGGCAGGGACTTGGGATAGCATATCGAGATACTGGGATGAGATAGATGTATCTTGGGAACACCCTTCTTTATGGTCACGGCACACCAGGTTTTTTACTGGTGATTATAGTGGGTATGTGAGGTTGCATGATACAGTTGAGAGGGATGATGAGGGGACAGACCAGGCAATAGAGTCGTATGTCATAACGAAACCAATTAACCTGTCACAAAGCGGTGAAGAGATAGGGCTTAATAAGAGATTGCACAGGATGAGGGCAAGGTTAAAATCTTTTGATAGCTCTACTCTTAGTTTTTACAGAAAACTTGATGGTGAAAGTGAGTTTTCTTCTATCGGCAGTATTGACCTTGGCCGAACGCCTGAAACATTTGCTGATAAGCTGGACTTATCTGGTACGTGCCGTGAGATTGAATATAAGATAGGGAACAATGCGAGCTTACAGCCGTGGGCTTTGTACTGGCTAGAAACGCAGTATTTATTGAGGAGTGAACAATAATGGCAAAAGATTATAGCCTGATTAAAGGTGAGAAAACTGGCAGTGTTGGCGGATTATCTGATGTTTCACAGATTTTAGCACAGATGATTCAGTTGCAGGGTGGTGGTGGACAGGCTGCCCCAGGAGTTGTTAGCCCTACAAAGGCAGCACCACCTCCACAAGCTCCTGCCACAACTACAGGAAGAGCAATTGCACAACAGGGAACTCCCCCGCCTGGCATGGTGAGAGGCGGGGTACAGCCCCAACCATTTCCCTCTGGTAGAAATGTGAGGAGTGCAGGAGCAGGTGCTGTTGCAGGTGGTGGTGCTGTTGCAGGTGGTGGTGCTGTTGCAGGTGGTGGTGCTGTTGCAGGTGGTGGTGCTGTTGCAGGTGGTGGTGCTGTTGCGGGTGGTGGTGCTGCAGGTGGTGGTGCTGTTGCGGGTGGTGGTGCTGGTGGGACAACTACGGGCGGTGCTACTGGTGGGACAACTACGGGCGGTGCTACTGGTGGGACAACTACTTCAGGGACAGGATCAGGAATGATTGGTGGTATCCTTGAGGGATGGGGCTTAACCATCGGTGCATGGAGTATGGACGAATCAGAGAAGTTAAACAGAGCAAACAGGCACTTATTAGAACAGCAATTTGAAATGAGGCAGAACTTTAACAAGGCCTATGAAGATGTATTCTTACCTTTACAGATGGGAACGCAGATCCACGCATACGGTAAAATGAAACAGCATTCGGAAAACTATGAATATGCTGCTGAGGCACTCAAAGGATATATTGAGGGGGCTGCTGGTATATGGGGCGGTCTGAGTGAGTACGACAATATATGGGATGCTATTGGTGCTGGACTGGAAGGCACAGAACCCCCCGAAGATTTTGCGGAAAGGGTACTATACGAGTATGAGAATGGGACGCCCAATGCAGCGGCAATAGGGATAACAAATTATATCTTGGTTGAGATGGGCGTCCCAAAGGGGATTGCCCTTGGGATAGCGAATGAGTTGGGAATGTGGGGGAATGCCTTTATGCAGGCACTAAGGGGGACTACTTAAAATGGCACAGCAATGTCCGCAAGGACAAAGATGGGATGAATGGAAAGGCACATGCGTACCTATGGCTGGTGATTTACAGACACCAGATAAGGGCTTGGGCGGTGGACAGCCAGATTTAGGGGCTGGTGGTGATGGTGATAGTGGGTATAGTGGTGGTGGGATAATGAATTGCCCCGAAGGGTATCGGTGGTCGCTAAAAGAAAAGAAGTGTATTCCCAAAGAAGGGATATGGCTACCCAAAGATGAGAGATGCCCGCCAGGTGAGCATTGGGAGGGTGGTTTTTTTGGTGGTATAGGCGGTAAATGTGTGCCCGATGATAAGTATAGAGATGATGAGCTTGATGCGGGGGACGAGCAGTGTGTGGCAGATGGAGGAACGTGGGACTATGGCTCTCATACCTGTAATTACGATAGTCCCGAAAACCTGTCGCCCGAAGAAAGGGGATGGCATCAGTGGTGTATTAACAATGGTTATGGCGGGTATGATAAAGAGAGCCAGACGTGCTTGCCAGCTAATTGTCCACAGGGACAAAAGTGGGATTCCGTAATGAATAAGTGTATTCCAATTTGTCCAGAAGGGACTCATTGGGATGCTGTCCAGGCAACTTGTGTAGAAGGGGAAGGGCCTACTGTTGGGCAACCAGAAAGCAACTTGCCAAGCGATTTTTACGAACAGACGATTGACCCTAATGCTGATGTCCTGCCAGACCAGCCGGGGGACGTGTTCGGCCAGAAATACCCGCAGATTTCAAGGATAATCGGTGGCGACCCTAATGCAGAAGCACAGGCAGAAGAGAGATACTGGCAGACTAAGATGACCAGACTTGAGGAACAGTATCAGAAGAGGCAGGAACAGCTAGAGGCAGACTTAAACGTATCTGGTTTATACTACTCAGGGGTTAAAGCTGATAAGCTACAGGAATTGAACCGTGAATATATGCAGGACGTAGCAGAAGAAGAGGCAAAGTTTCAGTATGAGAGATATGAGAGAGAGATGCAGAGAAACAAACAGGCCATGGACTCTATTCTTGGCATGGAATCTCTCAATATTCAGTATGCAATATCAAATGGAACGCTTTCCCTTGACCAGCTACAGTTAGCATTGCAGGAAAAGCTGGGCATGGGCGCTCAAGACATAGCACAACAGGGTATTGATGTTGAAGTAATGAGCCTTCTCACCCAGCAGTCAATGGCAGCGGCACAAACAGACATAGAACGCCAGAAGATATGGCAGAACACTGTTATGTTGCTGTATGAGATGGGATTAAGCGAGGAAGAGGTGCAGGCTATGTGGGCACAGATAGCAGGGCAGAACCGCCAGCCACCGTATTAAGGAGCAAGTCATGGTAGAAAATATAGGTAGAACGGGAAGAACTAACGTAGCAGACATGATAAGAAACTATAATAGATACCCCGCTGACTTTGGCAGAGTTCCGATGCCACAGATGGGTAGGGGTAGAGACATGAGGGGGCTTGCTGGAAGGATTCAGCGGTTTGGGCGTGGTATGGTTGGTGGTGATACCCCCGTAACAAGACAGATAACGCCTATATCTGATCAGTATAGTGGTAAAGTTGGCCCAGGAGATACCGCAATTATAGCCGTTCAGGCCCTTAGTAATATCCTTAAAGGCATTGAGAATTATCGTGCTGCTCAAGCTGCTGCGAAGATAGCAAGGGAGAACAATGATGGGGAGGCTGAAGAACGCGCCGTGGAAATGGCGAAAGAAAATCAGGCGATGGTGTTGTCATTACTAGATAAAGCAGAAAAGCACCCTAATGTAGTAACGGCTGTCCTTAAAAACATGGCGGAAAAAGGCCCCGAAGGGCTAAGAGAGATTGCACGTGAATTATCTGACTACGATTTTGCCAAAGAAAATGAGGAAAGAGCCAAGGCTAAAATAGAGCATGAAGGTGCATTGGCAGAGTTGAAGGCCAGCGGGGCCACAAGGGGGCAACTTAGGTCTTATGCTTCTGAAATAACAGGTAAGCCAGAAGAAGAACTTACATCGGAAGATATACAAAAAGGGATCAACCTAAAGATTACGGCTGGTAGAGACCCTGCCCTGGCAGACTGGATGGCAATGCAACGGTTGCTAATAGCAAAAGAAGCTGCAAAGAAAGCGGAGAAAAAAGAAGAAAGAATAACAGAGGAAAAAAAGAAAGCCAGAGAAGAAAAGTTTGGTACTGATTGGGCAAAAATATCTAAGCCATTCGTAGAAGAAGGACTGCCAATCCCAAAATCAATAATTGATAATTTTAATACGACTCATGCTGGTTCTGGACTGCGCATCGAATACCCGACAGACTTTTTTAGTAGACAAAAGCACAAACTTCCTTTTGTTGGCCCCCCAGAAGCGAAAATATCCCCAATCCCGACAACTACAACAAGTCTCCCCCCAGAAGATAGGCTCCCCCCTGCCGCTCAATACAAAGACAAGGTAGCAGACACGGCTGATGGTTCGTATTATAGTGACGGCGTTAAATGGAAGAAAATAAAATGATAAATATTCGTGACCCAAGACCAGAAGAAAGGCAACAGTTAGTAATAAGAGATGCTACGCCAGATGAGGGGGCTTTAGTATTTGGCATTAGAGAACCCACCGAGAAAGAAAATACGGAGATACAGCTGGATAACGCCACTGCTGGCCTGGGTGGAGTTGATGCCGCAGTAGATTTGGGCACACAAATGATACAGAGCACGGTTGCTGGCCTTGGGTCATTACCCACCCTGGCAAAAACCACTTGGGAAGAAGGTTGGGATAAGGGGGTTGAGGCTGCTGGCAAAAAGCAGGAAGAAATAGCAGATATTCTTCCAGTCTACAAAGCTAAAACAAAAGGTGGCAGGGAGTTGGTAGACCTTGCACATAAAGCAATGGGGAAAGTGTCAGAGTTTGCCGAGACCGCCACAGAAAATATATTGCCAGGATTGTCAGTGGGCATATCATCTCAAGCGCTTGGAGAGCCTATAACGAAGGAAAGATTTAAAGAACACTCTGATATATGGGAACGAGAGTACCCCAATATTAGGGCAACGGTAGATACTTTGATACAGGTAGCTGCCTATGAAGCGGTTGGGCGGGCTTTAACCAAGGGGATAAAGGGCAGAAACGCTAAACTTTTAGAAGAACAGGCCCGCCCTAAACCACTTAGACAAAGGTTGCTTGAATTAGAATATGGAGAAAAAGCTGGTCTGAACAAGGGGGGGGGCGCTGATTTAATTACGCCATCAGCCAGGAAGATGATTAAAGATGCTGCCAAATATCCTGTGGGCAAACCAAAGCTGACACGATACACAAAACAAGAAAAGGCATGGTATAAAAAGACTCACAAGCCACCTAAAATAGACTTTAAAGAACCTGGAGTATTAAGTTCTCCTTTTACGCCCATGGGCTTTGAGATGGAGAGGCTGGGATTAAAACCCATAATGGGGAAAAAGCTCGTTGCCAAAAAAAATCTCAATGTTGCAGTTAATAAAGCTAGAAAGTTTCATAGGGACATGCAGGATTGGCTATATGAGATAGAGGGAACCACATTTAAAGAGCGTGCTAAAGCTTATGCCAAGAACACGCCCACAAAAGAAACCCAGGCAATGGCAGAGATTATTAATAGATTTGAAGAAGCCCCAAAGGATTTACTTACGCCCGATGAAGTGAAATGGTTTAACAGGGTTCGTGAATATACAAGGGGAATGTGGGAGAAAACGAATGAAGTTCGGGCAAGGATGGGGGAGGATCCCATACCCTACAAAGAGGCGTACTACAGGCATGTCCCCAATGAAATAGTAAAAGAGATGCTTCGTGACAGATATCCCATACCACAACATTATGAGAAGTTTGATAACTTATGGAGAAAAAGAAAGTATTTTAATCCTACAGAACTTGAGAGAAAACTTGGAGACGAACTACGGGACATTTGGTCAAAGGACATCGTTCGGGCAATGGACGACATGGCATATTACAACTTGAAGTATCAGTATATGTCTGAACCGCAGTTGAACTTCAAGGAAATGATGAAAATGTACGAGCCATACGGTAAGGCAGGCAAAGAAGGCATGCCGCTTTCTACCTTCAAGTGGGCAAAGGAATATAACAAGTTTTTGGATGGTCACCAGTCTACCTTTGATGGTAAGGTAAATAACCTTGTAACAAAGACATTTCTAAAAGATTACGCCAACTTTATGTTAAAGCCTTTTGGTAGAAGATTAGGCTCCCGGCCAATTAGCAGGGCGTCTACCGGGTTGGGCAGAATAACACTGTCGGCGGTGTTGGGGCCAAGGCCGAAGCTGATACTTAGAAACTATTTTCAGAAAGTGCAGGCCATGTCCTTCATGCCGTTCAAACAATGGGTCAAAGCATTCAGGTCTGTTAATAAAGAGATAGAGTCTTTAATAAAGGAGGGACCAGTTTATAAAGATTATTCTGCGTTTGAGGATGTTGCTGCGGGAGGCATGAGGAAGGCAGAGGAGATGTACCACGGTGCATACCAGTGGAGCGCAAAGGATAATGTATATTTTGCAGAGAAGGCTGCCTATCATAGCGCTAAAGAGTTAATTACCAACCCGAAATATGCTAACTACGGATGGGCAAGCAGAGAAAGAATAGATGCAGGATACCCCAAAGACATGAAGCTCACGATGGAAGAATTAAGACATATTAGGGACGAGATGACAGAGGTTGCGGCTAATAGCCAATACCTTTACAGCCCAGAGGAAATGCCATATATCTTTAAGCATAAAACTTTGGCTGCCCCATTAAGGTTGCTGTCATGGCCTATGAATTACTTTTGCAGATACCAGAGGTCTGCAATAAATAGATGGCTTACTGGTAGGCCCACACATGGGAACAACCAACTGAGATTACCTCCTGCGTGGAGAAGGGGGCACATTAAGTATATCATTGCAGGGGGTGCGATTTTAAAGGCAATGGGATATAACAGGTCATATTTTACGGGTGTCTTGCCAGATAGTTTATCCCCCGTGCCTGAAATGGCAATCGGTTTATACGAGTATGTGGTCGCAGACACAGACAAGCAGCGGGCAGCAGCAGACTACAAGATAAAAAACGCCTTTTCTGTAATGTACCCAGGTGCATTACTTATGAAGGATGTAGGTACTTTAATAGAAAAGGGGCCAATGGATGCCATCACATATAAATAAAGCGATGAGGGGCTATGAAATACTTAATAATAAGCGAGAAAGGTGATTACCTTCCAATAGCGTATAAGCTAAAGCAAGAAGGGAAAGAAGTATATTTTTATATCATTGACCATACCCGCAGAAACAAGGGGAAGAAACTTGTTCCTGTTGTTGAATCCTACAAAGATCTCACCTGTGATATTGCCATATTAGACACCCCTAATGCCTATAATCTTCACAAAAGAATGAAGGGGGAAGTGTTCGGCTATTCTGAGTTTACCGACTTATTCAGCAGGGATAAAAACTATTTCCTTGAGATAGCAAGACTGCTTGACATCCCTCACAATCCTGACCTGATTGCGGATAACGGGATAGAGGGCTGGTTTAATGGCAAGCGATTTGTGTTGCCTGTCATTCATCACAAATATTATACCAAGTTTTTTAACGATGATATTGGCGATAATATAGCTGGTGGAACTGGTGTTGTGTCTGTTGCAAAATGGGAATTTAATGAGAAGTACAAAGGATCTCTTGGCAAGCTGGAAGAAACCCTGAAGCGATATGGCTACAGGGGATTACTCAGGCTTGATTATAGCGGGGATAAATTGTGCAAACCAAGTGACAGGTTAAGTGTCCCAACCCTCTTTGAGTTATTAGACATGCCGCTTAACGCGCTTATTGAACAGACCGTAAAGGGCAGGTTAAGACATATCAAGATGTGCAGAGAAAAGACAATAGCGGTCAGGGTATCTATCCCACCATATCCGTACTGTTGTAAATTTTTTTGGGGGCATGGATATTATAAGCTGGAAGGACAGCCACTATATGATTATGACGAGGAAAGGATGAAGCATTTGTGGGTACAGAACGTCTTTCGTGGTGAGAACGGGTCTATTGTTTCTTCCGGTCATAGTGGTGACCTGGGGTTTATTACTGCAAGGGCTGGCTTATATTTGAGCAAGGAAGGCAACCGCAGGGTATTAAGAACTGCCAGGAATTTAGGCATCCATAACCTGCAGTATAGAACTGACATAGTTTAGTTTAATAGGCAAAGACCAGCTTAACCCTAACATACTATATAGGGCGTTGTTTTTTACCCACCGCATATCACCGCTTGCGCCCCGCAATGTGGTGGATTGACATTTGATGGCCTGAACAATACTATGGCCGAAGGGAATGGAGCGGAATTTTTACACCCACTAAACTTTAATCGTCCACGAATAAACTGGATCTCACCCTTCATAACATATTCATGCCACCAAGCAGTATCAGTTCTAGCAGGTATGAGACAGACAACCAAAACACCATCCAGCGCAGACTCGTAAGCCTTTTTTAACCATTTCCCAATATCTCTCCCATAAGGGGGATTCATCCAACAACGTCCAGACCATTCTTGACTAAGACCATCCTCCACAGGAGAAAAAAAAGTAGAACATTTGGCGTTTTCTTTGGTGGCACAAACGTCAAGGGTAAAGGAAAACTCTTTGTCTAGCATATCAAAGAACTTCTGTGGGGTTTCCCAATGCGACCCATTACTTTGAAAATGTACATTATTCATTCTCTACATCCAATGATTAAATCACCGGTTGCGGGGATTTACTCGCAATCCGTCTGGATTGGTTTGATTGGGAGTTTTCCACTTCCCTCATAATTCTCACTGTTTTTGCAGCCCACTTCACGGCAACCGAGTGAGGAAATTTCAGTTTATTAACTAAGTTTTTATACAAATCATCTCTTATGAATTTGTAATCTGCCCTTGTTAGCTTATGAGCCTTTACCATTTTCTTACTCCCAAATAGTTAAAATGGCACATCCTCATTGCTCCCTGTCTTTGGTGTCTGGTCTTTTAGGGTATTTTCATACACATATACCCTAAGCTTTTCATCCCCATACTCAATGTTTCCACTCATCACGTGTTTTCTGTCCGCATCCGATTCCCATAGTGCACCCTTGTAATACTTGTCTTTAATTTTAACAGATAAATTGTATTTAGGCTGTTTCGCCATTTGCTCCCTCCTTTGCTATTTTCATTGCTTTATAACATTCGACAAGGTCATTTATCTCCATATCCTCAAACTCACCCCACATGGCCTTAATGTTTTTCTGCAGATCTTCGGGTAAGGTATTGTATAATTCAGCGCACTTTACAGCCCCATCTTTCCTCCTTTTGTCTGCGTCTGTTTCTTGTTCTGGTTGCTCTTCCCGTAAGGGCAGTGGTTTTTCGTAAGCGACTTCACCGCTCACTATTTCCTCTGGGATGTAAGGGATTCCGCCAAGCTGTTCGGGGAAGCACAGTCTGAACCCTTGAGCAATGCACACCTTTTTCAGCATAAAATTAGGCATGTCTTTCCAAGCGGACTGCTTTTTATCAAACTCTGCCCTGTCTACTTCCCACTCAAAAGGTTTGCTCCTGTCTTTCCTGTGGATTATAATCTTGGCAGTATCCTTCCCGTCCATCCAGCATCTCCATCCATCAAGTTGCCCCGTTGCCTCTGCTCGCTTTAGGTATATCTCATAGCCTACTATAATCTGCCCCGCCTGGTTGCCATACTTGACAAAATGGATTTCTCTTTTAAATGGGTTTAGCCCGTAGCTATTGGCTATGTTAAGGAACATATATATTTCTTTTTTGGTCGCAGTTGGACAGAGATATTCCTTAACGTCTTTCTCTGTCAGTGCTGTCCCCTCGTCCTTTTTTAGTGCCGTTTCTGTCATTTCTGACCTCCTTTCTTTCATCTTTTATCATTTTCTTTGTTGTGTAAATACTTAGACAGTCTTCGAAAATGAGCCATTCTTTGGAAACATTGGTGCACACCTTTTCCTCAAACCCCTCTGATTCATCTCTGCCAATCCGCAGTATCCTGCACCGAGCAATAGTAATATCCTTCGTGTTCTCGACTAAATGTTTATAGGCCGCTAGCTGATAGACCATTTCATCATAGATCCCCTTGCCGGTTTTAAAATCTATCAAATCTATGCCACCATTTATTTGTGTGACAAGATCTGGCGTGCCGCCATACTCATATTCTTCATCAACAAGCGGGGTTTCAACCATAACTGGCGTATGCGGGTGCTGTTTTTCCCACTCCAAAAATGATAGCATCGCATTTTCCATGGCATCAATTTGGTTCTTAGTATAATCTGACAAATCAGGCTCAGCCCCTCTTAAGTGACAAAGTATCATATAGTGTGTGCCCGTTCCTATATCTGCCTTATCGTCCCTCACCTTCCTATAGTCCTTTCCTTCTGTTCCGAGTTTCCACGCCCAATGAATGAGTGCGGGTTTTGCCAATACGCCCAGGACGGTGGTTACCCCCGGCACTATAGTACCATCCTTCTTTTTATATCTAATATGTGCCCCGTCTTTTGCCATAATCTCACCCCCTAAAACAATCTAATGAAGCTGAGGATTTTTGTGCATAGAATTATCTGTGCCACAATTACCAGCCCCAGCATGAAGGCCACTACCCAAAAAATAAACCTTTCTCCTACTTCCAGCTTAAGAAATTTGTTACTTTTACATTTCTGTAGTATTGGTTGGGCTTTCATTTTCCATTGCCTCCTCTCTGTCTATAAGCTCCTCTACCTCATGGGGTTCCGGAATATCCCCGTAACATTTTTCATAAAGGGATAAAAACTCTTTGTATAAATCTTTTATTGGTTCCATTGTTCTGCTTAGTTCATCCATGCTTGGCATAAGATACCCTCCTTTCAATTTAGGGGGCTGCGCCAGGGGCTTTTGCTTCGGACGCCCTTCCCCTGGCCGCCTCCCCAGTTAGGGGTACTAACCTGCCTGCTCATCCTGAGGACAGCCAGCGTTCCCCCGTTTGCGGCACCCCTGATACCAGCTTTAGGTCTGCGCCTAACGCCTCCTCCGAAGAGATCAGTTGCATCGCATTTTCAAAAAAGGGGCACAGGAATTTTGATGAGGGTATCTCATGTCGCAGATGGACTCTGCTGGATTTTCCTGCGCCCCATTTGTTTTAGTTTTTTACTCATAAGATACCCTTTGTTTGATTGTTGAGTATAAGGGTATCACAATATCAAGTACATGTCAAGAGTTTTTTTAAAAAAACTAATCACGCAAATAAATTCTTGCTATTTGTCCCAATCTGTGATAGCATATTGTTAATGCTGATAGCAGACGCACGAGGGTTTCTTATGGTAAGTCCCGATAAATTCATAAAATACCTGGTGGTTACGCCATCACGGATGGCCCGTTTGGGTTTGATTACACTCGTTGGGGGCTGGTGAATACTGCCAAGCCACAGATAAGGTGTCAATAAAAAACATAATGGCGTGTATCATAGAAGGGAATCAGGGAGGAGGAAGAGATTATGGCTAGAAGAAAAATACTAATTAATACACAAAAAAAACTAGACGCCCTGGAAGAGGTTCGAGCCGACGAAGAGGTAGTGATTGAAGGCGAGTTGAATTTAACGAAGTGCGTTCCGGTTTTTGGTGTATTGCGAATTATGGGTAGGTTAAATTTTGGTTTCAAGTGTGACATAGTTGCCCGGGGAAACTCAAGCGTAGAGGCTAGGGAAAATTCACGCGTAGAGGCCTGGGGGAGTTCGAGCGTAGTTGCTTGGGAAAATTCACGCGTAGAGGCTTGGGAAAATTCAAGCGTAGAGGCCAGGGGAAATTCACGCGTAGAGGCCTGGGGGAGTTCGAGCGTAGTTGCTTGGAGAAACTCACGCGTAGTTGCTTGGGAAAATTCACACATATTTGCCCGG